AAATCAGATCTCGTGTAAATCTGATTTTTGTTTTGATTTCTTTTGGTCTTCGTTGCTCATGATTCTTATAGTAAATAACTTTTTTCTAGGTTATGTAAAATTAGATAAAAGTCAAGTTTATTCATAGTTCTTGTTTTTCTTTCCTTTTCTTACCTGGTGCGGGTTAAAGTTTTCCCAGAAATCTTGTGTTGGATCTGGTAAAGCCTCTTTTATGTCTATTGTTATAGGTCTTGACATTGCTATATATCTGGCTACATCCAATAAATGGTCTTCTAGTGCTGTGTCTAAGTCCTCTGGCTTCGTTCTGTCATATTGCATTATCGGCAGTGTTCTTATTAAGTTTTTACAATCTTCAGTAATATACATTAGTGGTCTACCGTCTTTCCCTGTCAATCTTGTTCTTATTTGTTGCCAACCTGCTACCCTTTTATTGTCGGCTCTTTCATAAATACAGCCATATTTTGCCAACTCTTCGGCCTGTGTCATTCCCATATTTTTTTTACTTTCATCAAAAATTGCTGGATCTGCTACCTGTCTGTTCATCTTTTCTTTTCCTTGTCTTTCCATTGTGTTTTTTGCTATTTCTGGCAACTCCATTTTTAAACCTTTATTGGGCTTCCCTGTCCATCCGTAATATTCACGATAAAAAATTAAACTACCACGAGGTAATGAGATTTCTTTTCCTCCAATGTTTATTAAACTTCCATCACTTATAGCCGCCCACAATACACCAAAGGGTGCAGAATAGCCCCAGTCAAAACCTCGTATTTTAAACCAATCTTTTGGTATTTCAAACCTTGGTATTATATGAGTATCTTTATTAAAGGTATCAAAATAAGCCCCCTCGATAGCATCCCAATCGCCATCTAGCATTGCCCTGGCTAATGCACCACCTAAGCCTAGCAACTTATGCTTGTAATTAGGGTCACTTTGTGTCATTGTCGGGTTGTCGTTTAATTTTGCCGGTATAAACTGCCTTGTCATTCCTCCTTCCTCTGGATCCATCTCGTAAATTTTTAAAGGGTCTTTATTGTCTATAAATTCACTTTTTACAAATTCATGTCCCACTCCACCAGGGTTTGATCCGCAAATTATTCTTGGTAATGTTCGAGGTAAAAAATCTGGTGTGTTTGCAGGATATACAAGTCCCGCCGTTCTGCATCTTGCTCTAAGAAATTTATATATAAAGTCTGTAAAGTGAGTTAACTCATCTATTAGTAAAATATCTATTTCCGCACCCTGATAATTGTAAACATCTTTCTCATGTTGGCAATGACATAAGTGGATCATGGAACCGTTTTTAAAAGCAATTTTACCAGTCGATTCATTAATTTTTACTATTTTTTTTTCAATCAGTGGTGATAAAATGTTTAAAAATCCATTTTTACCGTATAAATGATTTTTTTTTAAATCTTCCGTTTTCCTTCTAAATAAATAAATTTGTATGTTAGGAATAAAGCCTGCATAAGCTATTGCTAAAGTTCTCATGCAGTGAGACTTGCCCCCACCTGCTGCCCCTCCATATAAAATTTCAGTTGCCTTACTTGTTAAGCATAATGTTTGTTTATAATGTAAATTAAACTCCATTCGCTTTTCTTAATAAACTCTTAACAGATATTAAAATATTATTTTCTGCTTCTTTAATTGTTAGCTTGCTATTATCTGTTGTAATGCACGAATAAATATCATCGCTCATATTGTTTATGTACGATTTCGGTAGGGTGTAAATTTTTAAATTAAAAACTTTATATTTTTTTAGGTGTGTCTTAAAATCTGATATTTTTAAATTATTTATCTTTTTTAATACTTCTAGGTTTTTCATACAGTTTTATTTGTCTCCACCCCGTGGAAGAAGTTGCCTAATCCCTGGTTTATAAGGGTTCAGTTTTTTAGTTATTTTCTGTTTTTAGATTAAATATTACTGGGATACCATCATCTGATTTAATATTTTGCTCCAGGTCTTGCTTATCAGCCCAAACACAATTGTATCCGTCCCTTTTAAATCTGTTCTTAGTGTTGTAAACAAACGCGCCATTGTTAAACCCGTCAATCTCTCCAACTGTCCCTCTGCGTCCTCTTTCTTCCCACCAGACCTGACTTAATATGTTCCCCCTTTTAATTGTGTCTAAAAAATTTATCTCTATTGGTTCAAGATTTGCCTCGTCTGATCTTAATATTCTATAAAAAGTTTCTCTTGTAATATCCAATAAAGCAATCGCCACTATATCACTACCACCATTTTCATAGCTGTCTAATATCTTCTTTTTTAATTCTTCGTTCCATTTTTGCGGTATAACTCTAGGTCTTCCTGACTTTTCTTTGTCTTCTTGCTTTTTGTTTACTGCCATATTTAATTAATTAAGATTATTATAATAACATAATAAGCTAATTGACTAAATAGTCAAGTTATAGGAGAAATGACTTATTAAGTAATTCTTAACAGCTATTTATCAAGTAGTAATTTCAAGGTTAAATGCTCCGCGTCACGAAAAAAAATAAACTGTTCTTTATCTCGTTTTATCCAGTAATTTACCGATGTTTTAATATAGTCTAATTTGTTAGTTAGTCTTTCTTTAGAGTGAGAAGCTTGAATAATAGATTTATGTAATTCTGAATTTGTGAAATCTGTCATTTTATTTTGATTTGAGTTAATTACAGAATTAATTATAACTAACTCTTTTTAAGATGTCAACTATTTATTTTAAGTTTTTTAATTCTGGTAATATATAATGATTTACCGAGTACATACAATTATTATTCCAAAGCCTCTGCCAACAATTGTTATTTCTTGACCATTTAAAGCCGTGTTTTTTCATTATGTCAATTCCTGCCCTTTCTGGCTTATCATCAAAAAAGAATTGCACCCTATCGTTCTCTGCGTTTTGCTCATCTGACCTTATCTCGCTTGAGGGGTTATTTTTCTTATCTATTGCTTTTTTTACCTTATCAATAAAATCATACATTTCTTGACTTCTTGCCCTCTCTCTATTGTTCATTTTTTCCATCCTAGCAACTGGAAAATTAGATGGTCCAGTAATCATTGGAGACATACAATTGCTTTTAGCGTTTAATGAGGCTAGAAATAAGCTCTCAAACTTTGTAAAGGCTCTTTCATCTGCTCCTAATTCTGTAAATTCTTTATTTATCTCGTCAAAATAGTTGCATGCGCTTACTGCTCTTTTTTTTGGTGAAAAACTTATAGCATAATAAGCTCTGTAAGCAGTGTCATAGTGTTTATGTTTAGTCATTTTATTTTTAGTTTGAGTTAATTACAAAACTAAGTATAACTAACTACTTTTAATATGTCAACTATTTATTTTAATTTATACCAATTTTTAAAATTTAAAACTTTTTTCCTTTTTTCCTCCGAGTCATGCACATAATCATAATAATCAAATATATCTTCAATATTAGCTACTTTTAGCTCTACAGCTTGCTTTAAGTCTTCCGTTGTTATCCAATACTCTTCATTAATTATCAATGTTTCTCCTATGTTGTTATGCAACCATTCCCCCGTGATTAATCCCTCGTCACTACCGTCACTTGCTAAAAAATTTGTACCCTCTGCCGCTTCACAATCTAAAAGTTGCTTGCCGTCATGAAAGCCAAAGATAATATCTTTGTAATCTGATCTTAGCAAGATTTCAACAAGTAGTTCATTAATTGATTTATTATATGCTTTTAGTAAGTCTTCTGCTTTAGTGTTAATTTTCATTATTTTTCATTTAATATATTATATATTGCTTGCCTTGAGATTCCTTTCATTTTTGAAATTTTCATTATTGTATAATTTTTTTTTAACTCTTTTATCTCATTTCTGTCAATTTCTCTTGGTCTGCCTGCCCTTTTGTCTGATTTTGCTTGTCCTTTTTTAATTTTTTCTGAATGATTTTTATATTTTTCCATTTTTATTTTACCAGAAAGATTATTACTCAATTATGGTCAAAATTAATTGAAGAACATATAACTCCACCCAAAGGTGCAATTTCTTCTTTGCAAGAATTAACTCAAGCTAAACATAAAACGTTACCAGAATATCAAATTCAAAAAATTGGAATTATGTTCGTCAACACATTTATCACAACCTACGCAATTATAGCAATCAAAACAATCATCGCAATCTATGCAATCTTGGCAATCTTCACAATATACGCACCCTTTACAATCTTCTAATTTTTCGCAATTTTTACAATTTTCTGATCTTATACAATCTTGGCAATGCTCGCAACTTGTGCAATCAATGCAATCTTTACAATTATAACAATTAGTGCAATGTTCACAATCTTTACAATCTTTACAATCATAACAACCTTGACAATCTTTACAATATACACATTCTTGGCAGTCTTCTGATGTTTGGCATTTTCTGCAATTAGTGCAAAGTGTACATCTTATACAATCTTGGCAATCTTCGCAGTTAGAACAATCTTTACAATTATAACAATTAGTGCAATTAGTACAATTTTCACAATATGATAATCTTCTACAATATATGCAATCTTTACAATTATAACAATTAGTGCAATTAGTACAATTAATGCAACGCGTACAATTTATGCAATTTTTACAATCTTTGCAATCAATGCAATTTATGTTTAAATTTTCATCAACTGAAATTATATCATTATTTAATAAATGCTTTTCTTGGTATGGTGTAAGTTTTTTGCTTTTTAAAAAAGGGTATTTTTTAATTAATTGCTCTATTGTTTCAAATTTCATAATTTTTATTTTTAGTTAATTACTTAACTAAGTATAAACTACTCTTTTAATA